GTGAAGCGGTCGATCATGCCGATGCGGCCGTTCCGCAGCGGCGTGGTGCCGTCGCCGGTAAGCGAGGCGTCCTTGAGTTCGGACTTCTTGATCAGACCAGCCATGCGGGCCGGGATGACGAGGAAGCGGTCGGACTCGGGGACGTTGGCCTCGTCCAACACGGTGCCCATATCGACGATCAGGTCGACAACAGCGGTCGTACCGCCAGCGCCATCCTTGGTCACGGTGAGCGGGGCGCCCGCAGTGCCGAGGTTGAACGCCGCCGACTGCTGACCGGCCGTCGCGCCGCGGTTGGCCGCAGCGATGTCCGGCAGCATGTCGGTAAGGACGCGCTGGTCGATCTTGATCTTCATCTGCTCCGAAGCGTCCTTCGACCACATGTCCATCATCTTGATGTCGGACTGGATCTTGTCGAGGTCTTCTTCGATGCAGGAGAAGTAGTCGCCCTTGTCGATCAGCAGCTGCAGCTTCGGCGCTTCCGGCGCTTCGACCACGAGGTTCTGCCCCTTCACGTAATCACGGATGGTGATATTCGGCTGGGTGCGGATGTTCACCGTGTCACCCATACGCCGGATTTCGCCTTCGTAATCCGTGTTCGAGATCGCTGCGAGAACCGTCGCATCATAGAAGTTCTCGATCAGCTTGCCGGACCAGATCTCGGGGATGAAAGTCCCCGCGTAGTTGGGACGGCCGTTGGCAACAGGATATGCCATGGTTCAGTCTCCTTAAGCGGTTGCTACGATGCGACCCTCTCGCTGTGCAGCGAAGATGTCGCGTTCGATCTGCCCACGCTCCTGCTCACGTCCCTTGTAGAGACCCTTGCGCACGTCGTCGTAGAACTTGGACACCTCTTGCGGGGTGTAGGTCTTCGGTGCGCTCGGCGCCGCCGCTGGAGCGGCCGAGCGGCCGCGCCCGGGGGCGACTTGTCTGGTCAGTTCGTCAGCAGGGTTGGGGCGGGTTTCTTGAGCAGCGGTGCCCGAAACCTGTCGCCACTGATGGAAGAATGCCGCGACGCGCTGCACATCCAGCTGGTTCTGTGCGTCATCAAGGTAGGTCTGCCGGTTCAGCCCGGTCAGAGGGTCCACCTCGAGAAGCCAGTCGTGGAAGTTCTTGTCGGCGTTGATCTCCCGCCAGTCGGGGACCGTCGCCGCAAGCTCTCGCCAAAAGGCTTGCTCACTGCTCAGAGCCTGCCGCTCGACCACCCGCTGCACCTGCGGGACCACGCTGCCCTGCAGCTGCGCGACCACCTGACGGAGTTCGCTCAGTTCCTGCTGGACTTCGGCCCGGGCAGCACGGCGCATGACCTCGATAGAGTCACCGTACTCGGCGACGTCTTTCTCCGTGATCAGCCCGTTGGTCGCGGGGGCGGCGGGCTGCGGCGGTTGCGCTTGGATGGTGGCGATCAGCTGCTCCAGTTGCGAAACGCGCGTGGAAAGCTGCTTGTTTTCAGCACGAAGCTGCGGCACCTGCGCATTGTACGTCCCCTGCAGGGACCGGTACTTCTGCAGCAGTTCCTCATAGGCGTTTGCATCCGGCTTCTGCTCGGTGGCCGGAGGCGCAGGCGGAGCCGCGGGCGGATCAGAGAGGGCAGCGCCAGCGGGCGCGGGATCACCTTGCGCGGCCTCGGCCCCATTGGGAGCCTGTTCCGTGCCGTTGATCTCGGCGTACAGCTTCTGCACGTCTTCTGACTGCTTACGGATCTGTTCAGGAAGTGCCATGTATTAACCGCTCCTGTCGGTCTGCGTCGGCGCTGCGGCCGCGTGATCAGGGGATTTCTCGATGAGCCTCGTCAACTCACCGAGGACTTGGCAGCGCCCCTGCGCGCGTGCCACGTCGGTCACGATGTTCGGTAGCCGCTCCAGCTCCAGATTACGCCACTCGCGTAGCCACGCGACGACGTGCCTCTGGCGACTGAGGTCGGCCAACGACTTCATCACATCGGCAGGTACAGGCATCATACCGCACCTACCATATTCTGCGGACCGCCTGCCGGATTACCGGCGGCGTCTAGCGTCTGTGGTGCCGGAACCTGTCCGGGCACGGGTGCCTGTGCTTGTGCAATCATGGCGTTCGCTGACATGCGGTCGTTGTATAGCAACTTTTCGCGCGAAGGCACGATTTCGTCAACAGGCATCTGCAGTCCTTTTGCAACTTCGCGCAGAACTGCGGCACGACCCTCGCGGCCGATGATGCCCATGTCGAACTCGTTGGCTGTCGCCGTCAGGAACTCGACACGACGCACGTTCACAGTTTCCTTGACTGCGAGGTTGACAGCACCCTTCGCAACCACCTGCGCGTCACCCTTGATCGAGTCATCCGGGTCATAGCGCATGTTGTAGGTGTACTGCCGCTGCACGACGGGGCGAATGACATCGTTGTCGATGTGCATCACCACCTGTCGAATACCCTTGCCCGCCGACCCCATCAGCATCGACAGACCAGATGCCGTGCGTCCGGCACCCTGCACGTCGGTGTCACCGTAGATGTAGGCCGGAATGCCAGAATGGTCGTCTGCCAAACGGCTGAACTTCTCGAACACTGCCACCAGCGTGCTGGCATTGTCGTTCGGCTGGTGAAAGCGCACCGCGGGAGCGGTCGAACCGAGCGGGTCATTCAACGTCTGCCAGATCTTCCACGGGTACATCTGCGTGATGTTCTCATTGGGCGGGATGCGCTCGAGGTTCAGTTCGACCTGCGGTCCCGACGCGATGCCCATGTTGTTGACTAGCGCGCGGGCAGCGGCGTTGCAGACATTCTGGATATCTTCGATGATCTCGGGGATGCCCGACCCCCAAAACGACCCGGGGCGCTTGATGAACGACGTCTTGCAGTAGGGCTTCTCCCCCAGCGGGTCGTAGTTCAGCACGGCCTTGATGATGTAGTTGCCGACGATCCAGATGTTGGCATCGTATTCCCGGGCCTCGTCGGGGACGTCCTTTTCCTCCATCCCCCACTCGCGCAGCATAGCGCCGCTGACCTTCCCCCAAAACTCCAGTGCGTCGAACGTCGCCGTCGGCCGGAGTTCGGTGTGATACTTACGCTCCTCCTCCTCGCGTGACATCTTCTGCCACTCTTGCACCCACGATTGGGAGTTGCCTTGCTCCAGCACGGCGCGGATGGCCTGATCGTCGTACCCGGGCACACCGATGAGATCGGCCAGCTGTGTCCGCGTCAGCGGATGGTACTCGAACAGGTAGCCATCGTTGATGCGGGTGACGCCGGGTTCGGGGTAGATGTTGAAGGGGCTGACCCGCTCGTACTCCGGCGCCAGTCGCTCACCGGCGACAAGCTCCCCACCCTCCCACTTCAGGTACCGCTGACGACGGACAATCGGTCCCTTCAGGAAGGCAGCCGGAAACGTGACGAGGTCGGTGATGAACTCGTTGAACCCCTCGGCCCAGCCGCCCTGCGCGAACTGGTCTTCGATGCGGATCTTCATCCGGTCAACGCGGTTCTGCGCTGCCTGCAGGATCTTGAAGCGCAGCTCCTGCGCCACCACCTCGCGCAGCTCCAGCATCTGCACCTTGGTCGGCGCCATGCCGGTCGACTGCACCAGCTCCATGGCCTTCTCTGCCATGCCCTGCATCAGCTCGTCGGACGCTTCCTCAGACAGATCCGGCACCGGCGTCGCGTGCAGATCCCACGGTGGCGTCCCGCTGTCGAGCAGGATGTCTCGCAACCAGCTTTCGGCAGCACGGCACTTCACCTCGGTGATCATCATGTAGATCTGCGACCCCCCCTGCTTGGTGATTTCGGCCAGCTTCGATGGCTCGTATTCGCCGTTGCGCTGTCGCATCGCCACCAGCATCAGGTCTGTGATCGGGTCACGCGCGATGCGCGCGGCATCCCAGCACTGTCGCAGATACTGCTGCAGCCCCAGCATGACAGGAGCGTTCTGGCGTTCTGCCAACTCAGCAGCCGCCTGCGCCTGCTCTTGCCGAACAAGCTCGTCGTTTCCGACTACACGAAGGAGCGTCAATCCAGCCATGCTCACTATCCTACATACATAATGGCAGCTGCCGCAAGACAGATCTACAAGAAGCTCTCGACCCGCGCCGTCCTCGCAACGCAGGGTTAGGTCGGCATCGCATTCGACGTGAGCAGCGCCCCCGTCAGTGCCAGACCGCCAGCCGTGCCGTCGTTGGTGTGCCACGATGCTGTCGGGCCAGAGAAGAAGAACCCCGGCGCCACCCCGGTGGGAAGCGACCCGTCGGTGCCCTTGGAAACGGTCGGAAGGAACTTGTCCCGCACGGCCGCGTTCGTGAAGTCGGGAAGCTGGCCGATACCCACCCACAGGTCTGCAAGGTCAAGGTCGGTCGGACGCCCTGCGGAGCCGTTTGTTGTCCCAAGACCAAAGCGGCCAATGGCTTCGTTCTGACCGTTGAGGGTGATGTTGACGAAGCCGGGCGTGACTGCCGCCCACGACCCGCCGTCGGGCCGCTTGTAGATGACGAACGTCTGCGTGACCGTATCCCACGACATAAGGACGGTGTAATACTGCCCTACCAAGAATTCGCCGTTGGACGTGCCGTTGTTGACGATCAGGGTGTTTGCCGCGTTTCTGACTTGGATGAACAGCCGTCCTTGCGTCGTTGGTGTGCCGCCTGAGTTGAGTTCCGTCGTGACCAGAACCCGTGCAGCGCCAGCGGCATTTGAGGCTTGGAAAACGGTCCCTTGCCGATAGGTCGTCTCATATCGGAAGGTGAATGCCACCGCGCCTTGAGTAGACGCCCCCGGCCCTGCCAGACCCGACGAATAGGCCGAAGACGCTCCGTCGAACCGAACCGCATTGACCGAGTAGGACGCTGCGGCCAGCACGGGCGCGGAACGGCTGATCTGCGTCCCAAGTCCGTTCGTGATCGTCTCCCAGCAGGACAGGTTGCTGCCCACGTCCAAGGCTTGCACGGTGTAGGTGGTCGAGGTCGCCCCGCTGATAGCCACCGCCCCGCGATACCACTGATACGTGCGGGTTAGGCCCGATCCGGGAGCCACAACGGCAGGGGTGGCCGTGAGGACCGTTCCCTGATTTCCAGACCCCGAAAGCGCCACATTGGTAATGATGACGGGGTAGGAGCCGAGGACGTTGGCCGCGTGGGTGTTCCAGAAGTCTTGCGCGAAGGCAAAGCCGCCAGCCGTGTCGTGGTGGGTCGGATAGTCCCGCGCGCCGGAAGGGTCGCCAATCCGGTTCGCGAGGGCGGTGTATCGCTCAAGGCTGCGCCATGCCTCGTTATCGCGCCAGATGCCCAAGGCGCGCAGCACCAGCACATCGTCAGACCACTTGTTGATTTCGCGGTATTCCTGCGCGAAAGAGGGGTTGATGGCGTAGTCACCGGGGGCCTGCCGCCAATCCGTGTCGTCCTGATAGATCGTCTCGGGCCGACGCAGATAGACCACATCGTTGACCAAGAACGGCGACCCCGGCTGTGCCGCGATGGTCACGCCCTTCCGATCCACGCCGCCGTTGATTGACGTTAGGTCGTCCAGACCCGTGGACGAGGATGCAGCGCGGTTGGTCGTGACCAGCGCCGATGCGCCGTCGCTTTCGCGGACCAGTTCCAGACCCGCGAAGTTGGTTCTGGGTGTATCCCCGATGCCGCCCGTCCGGTCGGTCGTGAATGTGATGTCGTTCCCGGCGACAGCCGTGATCGTGCGGCGACGGGAAACCAGCGGTTTCGAGAGGTCGCTGTGAGGCGCAAGGTTGGCAATGCGGGTGGACGTGTAGGTGATCGGTTGGTCGAAGAAGTTCCCCGGCCACAGCGTGTGGAGATTGTCCAGTTGCGCACCGCGCCCAAGGTAATGCAGGGCCATCGCCACCGGGATCAGGTGGAACTGCCAATGACCGCCATTGCCAGCGGCGGGCGACACCGCCCCGGCTGTGGTATCGAACCACTGGATACCGTGCCGGATCAGCGCCGTCATCAGGGTTTTCTTCTGCGGCGTGGTGGCCACGTTCCCGACCAGATGCAGACCAGCAGCGCCGATCCAGCGCGCGACCCATTGGCCG